ACCATAGTTAACCATTTCCCAAATTTGGTTATGTAGTTGTATCGAGTAGTTACTCGGAAGGGTAAAAAAACCCAACCCCAAAGGGGATATCTAGGGCCTCCTCTTCTCCTGTTATGTCAGAGGTGAAATGGAATGTCAAATCCAAATCAGGTGAGATATCTCTTACATAGTTTCTCAAAGCTCTCGAATCACGAGCTAAAAGATTGTTTTTAACCCAATTGTTGATAAAACCTCTATCGGTATTACCATCAACCTCTTGAATCATATATCTTAATCTTGTTGATACTTCTTGTGAAACAGGTTCACTTCCTTTTTTCTGAAGTCTTTGTATTGCCTGTATCTCTGCATTTATATCTCCCTCATCTTTATGAGTTAATAATTTAAATACAATCTTTTTCTTTGAAATTGGTAATTCAAAGTCATATCTATTATCACCATTTAATTTAGAACTATCTACTTCTTTAATTTGTATTTTAGAAAGGTCTATTTGTACTTCTTGTGGTTCTCCACTAGAAGGGTCTATTATTTCTGCTTTGTATTCTGGTCCATATCCTAAGATACGAGTTGCTAAAAGGATTGCATTTTTATCACCAATGAATATATCACCAATATCCAAACCTTCTTCTACTACAACAGATTCAAAGAGTTTATCGAGAACCACCCCCTTCCTTATCAAATTTTGTGAAGCAAGTATATCCTCTTCTTTAGCGGTCATATACTTTATCTCAACAGTACCCTTTGATAACGGGTGTCCTTCGGTGTACATTTTACCACCTGAAGGTAAATCTACTATTTCAGTAGGGAAATCAAATTTTGCCATAACGTTAGTTTATTTATTTGTATATAAATATATAATATTTAGAAATTTAAAAATTAAGCACAAAAAAAGTTCTCACTAAGAGAACTTTTTCCTTTATAAATATGTTGAATATGTATTAGAATTCTAAAACTGCGTAATCATAAGATAGTGTTAAAGTAATTTCAGCAGGGTCAGAGGCATTTGACCAATCTAAATCATTAAACACTGCATTGTTGATAAATGCACCTTTCATAGTCCATTGTTCAATTTTATCACCAACTGGTCCTAACATATAACATTGGATATCTTTCTTATAGAAATCTGCATATCCATCTCTACCTGTTAAAGATTCATGTGATAATCTTACCCATTCCATTACTGCTTGAGCTCCTGAAGGAACGATAGGGTCATATAGAGTAATCTCTACATCTTGCCATTCACCTTTTCCTTTAAGTTTTCTTTTAACGTTAATGTGGTCTAGTGTAACAGTTTCAAATTGAATTGAAGGTCTGTTTGCTGTTTTTATAAGATATGAAGGGATACCATCGATTTCCATGATGAATCTATTCTTCATCTTCGGTTCGAAGTTGGTATAAAACATATCGTTAAATTCTAATACTTCTGCCATTTTGTTTTCTCCTAATTATATTCTACTATAAATATAGTTCTTTTTTATTTTTAATTAATTATGCCGAGAATGATGCCCCTGTCGGTAAGATGTTGAAGTCTAACACGATGAATTCAGCAGTTTTTGTTGGTTGTAAGAAAATCTGTCCAGCCAATATATTTCTGTCAATTACATCTGGTGTGTTATTACTCTCATCCATCACCACTCTAAATGCATACAATCCTTGTCTTTGTTGTATTCCTTCTAAATAAGGATTCACAGTATTTAAGAATCTACCTCTCGTTTGAGAAGTGTTTTGTTCGAATACTAAGTATCTTGAAGTTGAAGCAATATACTTCTTAACTTTAATCATTAATCTTCTTACGTTGATTCTATCAAGTGCAGATGCCTTATCTTGTAAAGTTTTTTGTCCGAATGCTACGATACCTTCTCCTGGGAACTGAGCAATTGGATTAACTTTTCCTTCATATAGTGTATCTCTCTCTGAATGTGTTAATCTGTTTAATACAGATACCGCACCTACGATACCACCTCTATTTAAACCAGCTGGTGCAAACCACTCAGCAGCAACCGCATCGTTGGCCGCATATATACCTGGCATCAATACTGATGGTGGTATAGTTGTTAGTTTATTAGTTCTTGAATCTATTGTCTTAACCCATGGGTAGTAAGAACCTACATAGTTAGAATCTATACTACTTGCTTGTGATGTAGCATCTGATATAGTATCTCCTCCATCAGTAATATCACCGATAAAGAATGCATCTTCTCTAGCTTCTACCATATCAACTACTTTATCAAATACATAAGAGTGTAATCTTCTTACAACACCAGGTGTAGATACTAAGTTGATATCGAAATCATCTGGATTAGATACTGAATTGATTGCCTTCACATAAGAAACTGAACCACTTGCAGTTGAAGTAGATAAGTTAAATCCTTGTGAGTTTCCAGCACCCCAATCAGAATCACCATATTTAGCTTCTTTGATTGTTGGGTTACTACCATCGAATCCATTTTGGAATCCTACGATAAATTGTCTTTTATTAATAGTTGTTGCAGTATCTGATGTTGATAATGTATATGCAAAGTTTTTAGTTGCAACAACACCATCTACGATTGCAGTAAATGCTGCATCGAATGAGAAAGCAGTATTACCACCACTAGTTGCCGAAGCAGGTATTGGAGATAAGTAACTGTTGTTATCAATTTTTACTACTGCAGTTTCTAAATCAATACCACTATATTGTATATTCTTAGAACCATTGTTATCTCCCGAACCAGTTGAAAATATAACTGATGGTATCATAGCTTCTGTTCCATTAGAACCAACATAAATTGGATTAACGTATGCTGCATGTCCAAATGGTGCAGCAACTATTGGGAATGAACCTTCATCAGAACATTCTACTCTAATAAATTTAGAGTTATTTTGATAATCACCACTCATGTTCATTTTACCAACTGAATCGATAGAAACGTTCATATCACCAATTCTTTTCTTAATATAGTTTGGTGATGCAGGGTCTAGGTTTACATTATTCCATGTTTCAAGAATAATTGGTCTTTTATGTGTATCAGAGTATCCTCTTACTACAACTGAGAATGTTGAATAATCAGTAGAGTTAGTAGAACCAGCTGCTTTTACATTAAAGAAACCTATTTTGTATTCTTTGTTGTAATTAGTACCATCACCTAAAGTATGGAACTTAATTAAATTATGTCTTTCACCAGAAATCAACTGTGATTGTATCCATGGAGTTGAGGCATGTTGAATATCTTGTGTGAAATCTTGTGTTGCCAATTCTATTGATTTTACTTGAGAACCACTTTGTGATAAATACGATGTATGGTCAACAGCCGCTTTTTCAAAGTACTTGTGAGCATATGCTTTTTTAGAACCTCTAGCAGATTCTCCAAATACATCAGATATATCGTTTCCTGCACTTGGTAGTACAGATGAGGATACTGATGTTCCTATGTCTGAACCACTAATAAGGAAAGCTGATGCTGATGGTTGTGAATCAATGATATTGGAAGCTGTTGCAAATCCAACAGTTTGAGAACCTTGATGTGTTGCGTTTAAAACACCGATTAATCTTCTTCCACCTTGTGCGGTAGAACCACTTACTTCAATTCCTAAAGGTTTAACTTGTGAATAACCACCTTGATGACCAACACGAACAATAGTTACTGTTCCTGCTTCTCTTAGGTAGTTTTGTACGGTATATCCTGTATAGTAATCTCCATTAGGTACACCAAATATTTCTTCGAATTCTGATTGTGTATTAACAACGGTTGGTACGAAAGCAGGTCCTTTATGGAAAGGTCCAATTATTGCTGCTCCAATTTCACCAATCCCTTGTGATAAGAAAGAAAGGTCATTTTCTCTCGTAAATACACCAGGTGATACAATTTTTTCTGCCATTTTATTTACTCCTTGTTATGTTTTTTGTATATGAATACTCTTATATAAGTATTAATAACTTTATTGAAAATATATTTTTTACTTAGTTTCTTTATTTTCAGAAACCGGTACGAATGTGTTTGATGATGGGTCATAGTTACCATCTCCATACTTTCCATTCAATTCTGAGAACATATCTTTCTCATTTTGTACTAAAGCTGAATGTTTATTTAACAATTCATTTTCTAAATTTTCAATTTCTTCTACTCTTCTTCGTTTTTCAACTTGTAATTGTCCTAATTGAACAAATAGATTAGAAACATCTTGTCTTAATGAATTGATTTTTCCAACTTCTTCTTCTGTAAACTTAATTTCTTTTGCCATTTTTAAAATATTTTGTTAACTTTTACTTTGTATATATAAATATATAGTTTTTTTCAAAACGATAAAAATTATCTACTAATAGTCAAGGTACCTGAGTAGTTTCCATTCAATCCATGGTCAATTGACCTTACTCTGGCATAGAATGTTCCACTTCCTAAAGCAGTTACAACATTTAATGTAGTTGAAGTATATTCATCTTCATCAATTATAGGTGATGAGAAATCTGAATTATTATCAACTTGTAATCTATATCCTGTTATACCACTTACAGCATCCCATGTAATATTATGGTTTTGACCATTAACTTCAGTATAAGCTAAATTAGCTGGGGCTGATGGGGCTGATAAATCACTATGTGAGTTTCCTCCTTTATTGTGTGTTACATAGTCATTTATTAAATAGGTATCATGAGATTCTACATCAATAGTAACAATCTCAACAGTATCTTCGATAACTTCAATTGATGATATATTAGTTTCAACTAATTCTCCATCGATTCTTTTTACTAATTTATCGTTTTCAGTAATATCTTTTATTTGTTTAAATTTGAACAACCCATCATAATTATCTTTAACTAACATTGGGTGTTCCGATGTTGCCTTTATATCACCATCATTTATATTGTAGTATTTTTCTGCAAATGAGAATATAACATTTGTAACTTCAACTTCTTCTTCAACTTCTCCCTTTTCTTCACTTGACCAATTAAAAAAGTTACCCTCATCTTCACTTAAATCATTAAATGAATATCCTTGAAGTTTTAATCCTTCACTAACATCTCCTGCTTCTATCTTTGAACCATCAATTAAAGTAACTGGTGTATCAACTAAAATACAAAGTGCAGTAGAGTTACCATCATATGTATCTACTGAATAAACAGTTTTATCTACAGCTGTATTATATCGTGTAGCGTGGTGATTGAATCCATCTGCAAATGTTGCTGATAATGTATGTGAATGATTACTCATTAATGATGTTTGTCCTGAACTATATTGTGGATTCATAGTACCAACTGTTATAACTGCAGTTGCATCTTGATTAGCACCTACTGATAAAAATCCTTCATCATCACCATCTGAATCAAATGCTGGTGTAACTCCCCAAGTGAAGTTTTGATATCTATTTCCGATATAAGAATCGAAATTAGCTCCTCTTTCAACAAATCCTAGTTCATAAGTTTCATTAGTACCTTCTACGGCGTATTGATATCCTCCTAAAGATGCACTTACTGCATCTATACCAAATGAAGATAATGTAATATTATCACCAGCTGATGGTGAACCTTTTATACTACCTAATGATACATTTGAATTTTGTACATCACCTGTAGCTCCCGCCAAATTATTTAAACTGAGTGTTTCTCCTGCTGAAATTGCCATATATACTTTTCCCTATATATTATAAATATCGAGTAATTTGTTTATCCACTCTTCTTTATTAGTATAATTATTAATCATAAATTGTTTTAATGATTTAAACCATTTATTTTTTTCAGAGTATGGGGTTTCGATTAACCTCTTATAAATATCATTAAATTCTTTTTTAGATGAAGCTCTATAAGGATAATTTAAATCCTTACACCAACTTCCATGTAAAATAGGTAACTTACCTCTATCTATTGCCTCGAATATAGAATATCCAAATGGTTCACTCGTAAAAGAAGAATGAGATATTCCCCAATCCATATTGTAAAAAGTATCTTTAAATTTAGAATTGTAATGATATATTTTTGATTTTGAGTAATCATATTTACCAAACCCCTTCCATATTGTTTTAAAATGAAATGAATTTGTAAATATAAAAGATTTTAATCCATCTAAGTAATGTGGATTCTTTCTTCCCTCACACCTTGAAGCAAATCCTATATTATTAGAATCACTTAAATCTAAATTATTTTTAAATTCATAAAAGTTTGGTATATTTACATTTTTTGTTAAAATATCATAAACACCAACCCATATATTATATTTTGAACTCTTATTAACTTTTTGTTCCCATTGTGAATTTATAAATGGATGCCATCCAAAATAAGCATCAGTACCAACTTGGGATTTAATAATATGGTCTACTGAATTATGTAAAACATTTGAATGTATTTTATCTAAGTTTTCTTCTATTACTTTCATTGGGGTATAATGACCATGTAATATATTTATTCTTCTTGCTCCTTTACATAGTTCCTCAAACTTTTCTATATCATCTCCATGCCAATAAGCTTCGATAGGAAATTCATAATCTTCATGTCCTGTTGGTTTATTTCTATGTAAAAGAAGAATTGGTTTTACATTTAATTTAGGTACAACTAACTCCATCCATAGATTTACCCAAGTATCAGTTCCAGCATTTACCCAAGGACCACCACCGGTTGTATAATATACATCATACATATTTTATTTTTTTACGATTATAATTCCAGCAAAATTATGATTAAAAACAACTGTTACTCTATTTACAGAGTTTGTTGTTATTGATTGAGGAAATTCTTGTTGTGAAGTTGAAGTATTCCAACATTGTACTATTGGATACTGTTCACCCAAGTTGTGGTCTACTGCATATGAAGATGCTCCACTAACTGTTTCTTTGTGAGTTGTTAAATTTGTTATTTGTGCTGAACCACTTATAAGACCTGTACCATTAAATGATGAACCACTAATATTACCTACTGCTTGAATATTGTTATTAAATATTGCAGTACCAGCTTCAGACATATCCAAAGTTAATGCATTTATGGTTGAACCACCATCTTGTCCTCTAAATACAATATCTTTATTGTTGGTTTCGGATTTTATAATAAAATCAGAACTATCTCTTTTAAATCTACCGAAAGAAGTTCCACCATCTTTTAATATGATATCTGTACCATCTGCATCGAAAATGATATCACCACCTGCATCAATTGTGAAATCACTACTTTCTGTAATTGTAGAACCACTATGAACTCCATCTGCATTTAATTTAGTTTTAACAAGTGCATCTGTATATCCAACTTTACTTGTAT